CATCGTAAAACACTTGTTTTTTTGAAAATTATTCACTATATTTGGCGCAAATGTAAAAATGACACTTAAAAATGAAATTAACGGAAAAGCAAAAAGCATACGAGAAAGAGCTCCTTGAAATTATTGAGGACAGAAAAATTATGTTTTTTAGCCATGCTTTTGCTTATGCTTCTTTTTCGCCCGCCACAGCGTATAACCACAATTTAGAGAAATTGGATACTATAAAAGAGGCTTTGGCTAAAAATCGAGCGTCTGGAGTTACGTATATGCTGAATAAGTGGATAGGCTCCGACAATGCGACTTTGCAGATAGCGGCTATGAGAATTATTGCTGATGAAGAAATAAGGCGCTCACTCAATCAGCAGTATATTGAGCAAACGATTAAAGAGCAACCGTTATTTAACATTGACGTTAAGGAGGGGTCGGACACTAAAAGCGATAAATAATGTGGAAAGATTCTTATTATGATACCGATTAGCAAATTAAAACTAAACCCCGATAATCCGAGAACAATAAAAAAAGACCAACTCGAAAAGTTAAAGCGTTCCATCAAGTCATTTCCAGAGATGATGGAAAAGCGCCCGATGGTTTGTGTAACTGACGAGGATGGCAAACTGTATCCACTGGGTGGCAACATGAGACTTCGGGCAATTAAAGAGCTGGGGTTGAAAGAAGTTCCTGAAACATGGGTTGCCCTTGCTGACGAGTGGACGGAGGAACAACGCAGAGAATTTATAATAAAGGATAATGCGAACCTAGGAGCGTGGGATTTTGATGCGCTGGCTGAGGGGTGGAATATTGACGACCTGGAAGAATGGGGCGTTGATTTGGAGTGGGATGAGGTTGAAGACGAAAGGTTGACAAATCCAAAAAAGCTGTCAGATAGGTTTATTATACCGCCATTCTCAGTTTTAGATACAAGGCAAGGTATTTGGCAAGACAGGAAACGGTATTGGCTTTCATTAGGAATTAAAAGTGAGTTGGGAAGAAAAAGTAATTCATTGGGATTAGCTAATATAAAAGATTATGATTATGAATATAAATCCGCCTACGATATAAGTGATGGTACTTCAATATTTGACCCCGTTATTTGTGAGCTTTCCTATCTATGGTTTAACACTCCGAAAGGTAAAATATTAGACCCGTTCGCTGGTGGGTCTGTTCGTGGTATTGTGGCTGCTAAATTAGGATTTGAATATTTAGGTAATGATTTAAGAAAAGAGCAGATTGTAGCGAATAGAATTAATGCAAAAGAGGTTTTAGGTGACGCAGAATTATATCCAGTTTGGACTGATGGAGATAGTTTAAACATTGATAAGATAGCAGACGGTTATGAAGCTGATATGATATTCAGTTGTCCGCCGTATGCAGATTTAGAAGTATATTCAGATGATGAAAGGGATATATCAAATATGTCTTATGATGATTTCATTAAAATATATCGTGAAATTATACGCAAGAGTTGCGATATGCTAAAGCAAGACAGATTTGCTGTTTTTGTAGTTGGCGATGTAAGGGATAGTAAAGGGTTTTATTACGACTTTATTTCAGATACAAAGCAGGCTTTTATTAATTCAGGACTAAAATTATATAATGAACTTATATTGGTTGAAATGGTAGGTAATTTACAAATGAGAGCAGGTAGATATATGAATTCAGGAAGAAAGGTAGGTAAGATGCACCAAAACGTATTAGTGTTCTATAAAGGGAATCCTAAAAAAATTAAATCTAACTATCCCGAATTAGATTTAAGTTATATTGAAGATCAAATAGAAGAATAACAGCATCATTTGAATTAAAATAAAATAAAAATGCAAGTAACCACAGCCACAAAGAAAATAGTAAATAAAACTTATCAACTTTGGTATGATAAGAAAAACTTTATTTTTCAAGGTGGACAGGGTGCAGGAAAAACCTATGCAATTCTTGCGATGATTATTGATTTGGCTTTAAAGAAAAAACGAAATATAATTGTTGCATCTGAAGAGTTAACCAAGATGAGAAGGACTGTGATAAAAGATTTTACCGCAATACTTAAATCGACTGGGCGGTTTAACCCTAACAACTTTCGGATGGGAACAGAATACACATTTGGCAACGGTAGCGTTATTTCCTTTATCGGACTTGACAAGGATAACGTAGGGAAAGGTTTAAGATGTGATATTCTTTACATCAATGAAGCTAACAAGACAAGTTATGATAAAGTCCATGAGCTGATTGCGAGAGCAAAGAGACGTATATTTGACTACAATCCGAACACTGTTTTTTGGATAGATGAGTATTTTAAGGGGAGAGAGGACACTTATTTAGAAATACTAACATTTCAGGATAATGAGGCACTTTCAGATTTAGAGCGTGAGACTATTTTAGATTATAAAGTTAGGGGTTTTATTAATCCAGATATTGAAAATTACGACACAGAACACAACATCAAATCTGAATTTTGGGCGAATAAATGGAGAGTTTACGGATTAGGGATGACTGGTAAGATTGATGGGCTGATTTATACTGACTGGAAAATAGGAGAATTCGATGATACACTTCCGTATCGTTTTGGTTTAGACTTTGGGTTTTCAAATGACCCTGACGCAATGGTAAAGCTTGCGGTTGACGAAAAAAGGAGTGTTATTTATCTTGAAGAAAAAATGTATCAAAAAGGACAATCGACCGACCAGCTTATTGCGAGGCTCAAAACAATTGTGAAGCCTAACGAGCTAATTTTAGCTGATAGAGAGCCTCGACTGATTAATGATTTGCGTAAATACTTTAATATCCGACCAACTAAAAAATGGAAAGTAGTTGAGAGAATTAAAAAGATGCAATCATATCAGTTAGTTGTAACACCGGACTCTCGAAATTTAATTACTGAATTAGAAAATTACACGTGGCACGACAAGAAAAGTAAGACGCCAATTGATGCGTTCGACCACCTTTTAGACTCTGCTGGTTATGCCCTTACAGGTATGAGCAATTTCACATTTTCAATTAACGGCGAAACAGTATAATAGCTATGAAAAAAGAGATATTATTTTTAATTGTGATTTTTACACTAATTTATTTGGCGATGTCGTTTATTTTTATGACATTTGACCCGAGAAATTGGCATTTGATTGGGCGGATAGCTTTTGTGTTGTCTTTTATATCGTTTTCGTTCATGGGACTTAAAAACATTGATGGATGAGTAGAATTCTGAAATACATTGGTTTACAGCCAAAAAGACAGGCTAAAAGCGTTAACAATGAGTTGTTGGAAGTGCTTTATTCTCGTTTGGTTCAAAATCGTAACTTAGTCCTATACAATTTTGACCCTAAAAAGAACGATTTCATTGTAAAAGGCTACGGACAAAATGCCGAAGTTTACAAGATTATTAACAAAATTGTAACGAAATGCAATGCAGTTGAAACAATACTTTACAACGACACAGGCGAAAAGTCAGTACAAAGGTATAGGAAATTTCTAAAATCTGCCATTCCGATTGATGCAGCTAAAGGGAAAATTTACCGAGCCAAGGCACTTGAATATATCGAGGATGAGGACAACGATTTACTTCAATTACTTAAAAAACCAAACAAGCATCAATCATGGGCTGAAATGATGGAGCTTTTCCGAATATTTTATTTTGTTCAGGGCGAAGCATTTTTATATCGTGAAACAGCGTTAAATTCTGACATAGCCTTATCATTGCACGTTGCTCCAGCTAACTGGATGACGCCAGTTTTTTCTGATGACCCGCAAAACATAATCAAAGGCTGGAAATTAAACATGTACGGAGGTGTGAAACGTACACTTGATGTAAAGGATGTTTTTCACCTAAAAATGGCTAATCCAATTTTCACAGAGGACGGCGAGCAGTTAAGAGGTTTATCACCATTGGTAGCAGGATTGAAGTATCTTCAATTAGATGATAAGTCAATCGAGGCGTGGATAAAGTCAATTGAGAATGAGGGAGCGAAAGGGATTATATCACCGAACACACCAAACCCTGACTTTTGGTTACAGCCCGAACAAGTCAAGTTATTAGATAAGGAAATTGACGAGCGAATAGCAGGCGTTAAAAATAAAAACAAGATAGTAGCATCGAGCATGCCACTTCAATACACGCAAATCGGTTTGTCTCCTGATGCTTTGTCTTTAATTCAAGCGCTTGAGCATTCACAAGTGAATTTATGTGACTTATGGAATGTACCTGCTACACTGTTTGACCCGAACCCGACCTATCAGAATCAAAAAGAAGCAGGGCTTCAATTTGTTAGGAATGTTATAATCCCATATCTAGAGAAGGAAGAGCAAAAATTAAATGAGTGGTTAGTTAAACCGTTTAGTGAGCGAGATAATAAAAATTATTACATTGACAATGATACTTCACAATTTGAAGAGTTAGCAATATCATTAGATGAACGCCAATCACTTGCGAAGATATTAACGATAAATGAGATGCGAATAATTGAGGGGTACGATACTATCGATAACCCTTATGCTGATGAGGTATTTATTGAACCTGGCAGAGTGCCATTATCGGATATGAATA